GAACTGCTGCCGCGCGCCTTCACCCTGCGCAGCAACGTCTGGACCTGGATCGACCCGGTCAATGGCTGGCTGGTGGTCGATGCGGCGAGCCCGGCGAAGGCCGACGACGTCGTCAAGCTGCTGCTCAAGGCCGTCGACAAGATGCCGCTGGAATCGCTGCGCGTACAGAAATCGCCGGTCGCCGTGATGACCGGCTGGCTGGAAGCCGATGAAGCGCCGTACGGCTTCACGATCGACCAGGACACCGAGCTGCGCGCAACCGGCGAAAGCCGCGCTGCGGTGCGCTACGTCAAACATACGCTTGAACCAGACGACGTAGGTCGCCACATCGCCGCCGGCAAACAATGTACCCGCCTGGCCATGACCTGGAAGGATCGCATCAGCTTCGTGTTGACCGAAGACTTGGCGATCAAGGGCATCAAGCCGCTGGACGTGATCAAGGAAGGCGAGAGCCCGACGTATAGCGACGACGAGCGATTCGACAACGATATCGCCCTCATGGCCGGCGAACTCGCACAGTTGCTCGCTGATGTGGTAACTGCACTGGGCGGAGAAGCAGACTACATACCCGCCGGATCGCAGAAGGATGCGCCCGTACACAAGTGCGCTGCTCAGGAAGCGCTGCCAGCATGAACGCCGCCACCGCCCTCACCGCTCTTACAAGCATGGACTCTGCTTTCCGGAATGCGGTCGAATCGGTAGCCCATCCTTCCAGCAAGCCACATCGGGAAGCAACTCGCTTTTTTGCCAAGCGAAGTGCCGAGGTAAAAAAAGCCATCGTGCTGCTGAGCCAAGAGCGCGAGAAGGCATGGATTCCGGTGACTGAGAAGCTCCCGGACGCTGATCTCCTGGTGCTGATTGCCCTGAACGATGACGACGTATGGACCGGCTACCGCGACGGCGATATCTGGCGCTATGTCGACGCCATGCCGATCACCGGGGAGCGGGTCACGCACTGGATGCCTATGCCGGCACCGCCGACCAGGGGCGCAGCATGAGCAGCTGGGGGATGCCAAGCAGGATCAGCAGCGATCTCTACCGCGAGCGCACTGCTGCCGAGCCGCCGGTCACACTACGCCGCAAGAGGTGCACATGCGGAAAAGTCGTCACCGCTAAGCAGCTCGTCCAGTACGGCGCCTGTGCCTCGTGCGCGCGGACCGCAGTCAGCCAGGTGAAGGAAGCAGCGTGACCGGGCCAGTACCAAACAACCAGGACGAGCCGAATGACCCGGCCGCCTACAGGGAGCACCTCCTGCTGCTCAAGTCGATGCACTGCGCGCGTCCGGTGATCCATAAGGGCCTGAAGCAGTTCATCACCTGTCTGACCGCGAACCGAGACGGTGGGCGCATCTCGATGACCGCCTACCTAGCGGGCATTGTCGGCGGCATCGACAGCAGCGAGATCGAAGTACGACCAACGAACAAGGAAAGGACACCAGCATGACCGAAATGACACTGCAGGCGGTGCGCCAGCTCATCGCCAACGACTCATACGCAATCACTTTCCAGTCGGTCGAGCAGTACCGCGCTACCCTGCTACGCCATGTCGATAGCTTGGTGGATGCTCGAAGCGAATCACCCATCGTCCAGATCGACACGATGGCCGGCGCTACTGCTGCCGCCCGGGATCTGCTGGCTGAACGCGCGCGCCAGATCACCCATGGATGGACGGCTGGGAATGATGACATGATGCACGCTAAGGGCGAGATCGCCACGGCAGCGGGGCTGTACGCGCTGTACGCGCACGCCCCGGCAAACAACGCAAACGAGTACGCACCACCACACTGGCCTTGGCACCCGACCTGGTGGAAGCCAACGACACCCCGGCGCAACTTGGAAAAGGCGGGTGCGCTAGTACTGGCTGAGATGGAGCGGCTGGACCGCGTTACCAAGGTCGAGAAAGGCGGCGCGTGATGGATGACGTATTCGCTGACACCACCTATGGCAAGCTGGCCCTTGAAAAACTTGCACCTGTCGGACCAAACTTCCACCTCTATTGTGCTGGCTGGCTGGGCGACGGCACGCAGCGTGACGTGATGGACGTGACTGGCGCCGAGTTCCGCGAAGCCAAGCGCGGTCCCCGCAAGGGCCAGCTATGCATCCTAATCCCAGGCACGAAGCGCACCGCCTATGTGACGGCAAGCGAAATGACAGCAGCGGAAGGTGAAGCGTGAACGCCGTCAGCGAAGCCCTGATGCGCCGGATCGGGAAAATCAAGGCCCTGGCCGAGCGCGGCGTCGACGGCGAGCAAGCTGCCGCGCAGGCGATGCTCGAGAACATTCTGGCGCGGCACAACCTGACGCTCGCCGACATCGAAGATGAGAGGCCTGCGCGTAACTGGGTAGAAGTCAATTTCGTTGGAAAACACGAGCGCACGCTTATGACGCAAGTCATCTGCAAGGTAGCGGGCTACTCCGGGGGCTTAACTATCCGCCAGAGAAAAGGCACACGCTCGTGCTTCTATGCCCAGCTCTCGCCAGCCGAGCATGTCGAGGTTGAATTCCTGTTCGAGTTGATGCGCCGGGCACTGGCCGACGAGTTCGAGAAGGTGCTGTCAGCATTCATCTACCGGAACCGCCTGTACGGCCCGAACGCCGCGACGGACGAAGAGCCCGCGCACCAGCAAACGCCCGAGGAACGCGCCCGCCTGCGACAAGTCGCAGCAATGGCCGAAGCAATGAACCCAGTTAACGTACGGAAGGCAATCGGAGCATGACCACCAGTCCTATCGCGCCCGCTGAGCTGCCGGAAGCACCGGCCATGCTGATAAAGGCGCTGACCACCGGCATCCCGCTCAAGGAGCCCGTGCATATCGCTAAGGCGCTGCGCGCGCAGCGTGAGGCGCGCGTGTCTCTGGCCGGCGGCACCGGGCCAAGCGCCGCCGCGTTCTTGGTGAACATTCAGATGACGCCATGGACATACACAAAGGATGCGGCTGAAGCATATGTCGAAGGCTACAACCGAGCGTTGAAGGACTACCGCGCCGCGCTGCTGGATGTTGCCACCCAGCTCGACGGCGGTCAGGGAGAGGAAGCAACATGAAGCCAATTTATCTGGAACTGGAGGCCGTCGCAGGAGCTGTCGCGCTAGCCGCTTCGACCGTTCAGCGACTTGTCAGGGAAGGCGCGTTTCCTAAGCCGCGACAGCTATCTGACCGTCGCGTAGCTTGGCTTGTCCGTGAAATTGAAGAATGGGCGGAGGCACGGCCCGCTTCAGATTTGCCACCTCCGCCCAACACCAGCAAACGAGCCATTCAGTAATTAAACGAAAATCTCCTCCTCATTCTTATACTCGACTTCCGTCGGAGAAATACTAACCAAATCTGCCATCACGACCCGATAGCCTTGCGCAACAAGGCGTCGCCCAACGTTACGCAAATATTTTATATTGGCTTTAAAATTTCCCAGCTCCATGATCTGCTGACCCAGAGTTGTGAACTTAAAAACAGTTAGCTTCAAATCGACCATCTCATCACGCTGGACGATCAATAGCTTGTCATGAGAACGTAGCACCCGGATGTACCTGTCATCTTCCACCGATGAATATTTAGTCGCCAAGCCTGTGCCACCTACCCCAGCAAGTATGCCTAACTCTCGCATCTTCAACAAGTCACCGAAAGATAACCCATCATCACTTAAGATTGGCTCTACGTCCTTTACTATAGCTCCCTGCAATTGGTACTGAGCAACCTCGGCGATTTCCTCCGCTTCCACTTTGGACAGTGTACGTAGAAAATCTAGCGTGCGGATTGAATAACTTCCTGGGGCAGCAACCTCACCAGCTAGTGCACTGGCCCATAAGTACTGCAGCCGTTCTGAGGACACCTTTGAAACATGATCACGCCAAATCGCAAGCCAATCGTCCTCAATTGACTCGCTCGGCGCAGGATTAGGATTTTCCGCGAGGATCTGCTCTGCAAGCAGCACTGTTTCAGCTATATTGACTTCGGATCGAATCAAATCGGAAGCGCGAGCAGTCGTCGCCGCAAGCATGATGTTTCCGATCTCCAGAGTCGGCTCAAGCCTTCGGTCATGAGTTGGGGGAGATATCGTGCTTGAGCACTCAACGCGCGGCAGCGACACTAACTTACCATCATTGTCGAAACGTTTCTTTCCCGCCCTGATATCAGCCGCATCGGCTTTAGCTTGCGCCAGCGAAAGCACCTCGTATCTACGAACCTCGGCATGCGCCTTGCCCTCCCGAGATATAGACCAAGGCTTAAGTAGCGTTGCAATACCATTGATAGAGAGCGAGTCCCACATTTTCTCTAACAGTCTTTCCCCTGGCACTGCCAAACTCAATTTATATTCCTTCTCCTCCATCGCGCACTCCTCAATATCAGTTTTTCATTCCAAGGCTGATTTATCCACCTTAGGCCTTGGGTACGCACCTGGCGGTGCCGCGACTCGAATTTCGACACCGGGGTTTTGGCGGCGCAACTCACCTTGAGCAGACGCTACCGATCTCAAATGATTCGGTGAAATGTAATTATGCTCAAGCCCTTCAGAATCGGAAATTCCACCACCATGCCCAATGAAGGCGGTGCGCAGCTCTGAGCCTACTATAAAGTCAACAATATATGCGACCTTATATGGATTGTATGCCTTGCCGTTGTGCCTTATCGTTCTTTTCTCGGCCACGAATTTGGCGCGGACTCGACGTCGCCAAAAAGCGCTCTTACGAAACCCGGAGATGCACATGCAATAATCATCAAAAAGCTCCAGATGAAGTTCAAGGTCATCAAACGGCATGAACGGACTAGTTAACTCCTGCCCGTGTAAAGAATAGAAGGAGTAAGGTGATGGCTTGACCAGTGCAGACTCATAAGCCTTTATGACCAATGGAGCATCAAATGTCTCGATGTCATACCGAATTTTCTGGCAAACAGCCACCATCCCCTTTATGACTATCGGCTTATCTTTATTATTAACTAGAACGATCGAAGAAAAATGCATTCCATTGCCATCAACCCGAATAGTAGGATAATAGGTAACGCTAGTTCCGATTTTTTTCCACGCTAGATAAAGGGTCAATGGGAACAAGAGCAATCCCGGAACTACTTTGAAAAATTCTTGAACCGAAATTACAAGGTCTGCGCTCATCTTCTGTGTCTCAATTTTCTCTAGTCAACCATGTTAGCAAGTTTTTCATAGTGATCGCTAAGACTTGTCAGCCATTTGCGTCGCTCTTGATCATAGCGGTGGAGGTTGTAAATGCCTTCGATCCCCTTTGGCATATGGCCAACGACAGCTTCAGCAACATCGGCAGCACACCCCAAAGCTGATAACTGAGTACGGCCGGTACGCCTCAAGTCATGCACTGACCAATGCGAAACCGGCAGACGAGTTCTCTCATATGCAGGCCTAGTATTTGAGTACGGCTGACGAACCCATACCATAGCACTGATGGCCTTTTGTTCGACATGACCGCTGCGTCCAGTTGAGGGGAAGAGGTATCCTTTTTCTACCGCCTGCATTCTCCGCTGTACGATGGCGGCTGCCCGACCTATAAGCGGCACTCGCAAATCAGTTGCACCATCACGCCAAGAGTTCTTAGTTTTTTCTTTCGGTATGGTCCACCAAAGTCCATCCTTCTCGCGCGAAATCTCACTTACTTCCGTTTCAAGGATCTCGCTCCCGCGCGTACACGTCCACATGTAGAGCGTAACCACGTCCTCCACAAGGCGGGAGAAGTTTGGAAGCCACAGTATTAGTCGACCGATCTCCGCTGGGCTCAGGACGCGCTTCGCGGTTCCAACACGCTCCCCCTCACGCATTCGCCCTTTGCTGCGAAGCTTGCCCTTCATGATTTGGCGCCACCAGTTAGGGACTTCGGAATCGAGCCGGCCGGCGTCGTGCGCATACTCCCAGGCCGCGCCCATCTCCATTCGAATACGTGCGGCCTGCACAGGCGTATCCAAGTACGCCTGCAGCAGGTCGAAGGCGATCGCACGCGACACCCTTGAGGCGTCCGTATCAGCGAAATCAGGGTGATCCGCAAACACCTTTGCGATGGTGCGCCGCGTCTCGTCGATTCCCTTCTGTTTACGGTTACGGATAATGTGTCCATCGAAGTACAGCTTCCAGAGCGCTCGAACTGAGAACCGATTAGAGGCGGCCGCGCGCGTAGCCTCAACCGCTGCCCGCTCGGCCTCTCTCGCCGCGCGCCGGTCGGCAGCTGGGTCACGGCCCGACGCGCGCGCGTCACGCAGCCTTTCCCACTCAACTTCTGCACGCGCGGCGGACATCTCCGGCCAAGTACCGATCTTCACTTGGCGCATGCGTTGATCGACAGGGCTCTTGTAGCGGTAGATCCACGAACGGCTTTTCGTGGACACCTCTAGGCGCAGGCCTTGGCAGTCGGAGATGGTAAAGTGTTGGCCTGGCTGAAGTAGCTTAGCGGCGCGCGCGTCAAATAGCAT